ATGTTCTTGGTGCGGCGCGCGTTGAACGGGAACCTGATCATCGATCCGGATCGCATCAATGTGAAAGACTTGATCGACGGCGGACCCGGACGGATCGTCCGCATGCGCCCGGGCACAGGCTATGGCACCGACGTGCGGTCTGCCGTCGCGGAACTGATGAACGTCGATCCGACGCGCGGCCATCTCTCCGACACGCAGTTCACCGAAGGGCTGATGCAGCAGATCACTGGGAGTAACGACTCCCTCATGGGTTCGCTCGGGCGTGGGCGAAAAACGGCGACGGAAGTACGCACCGCCGCCGCGCAGGGGGCGAACCGCATGAAGACATTCTGCGACTTCGCCTCGGCGCTGGGATGGTCGCGTTTAAGCCGCAAAATGGTGGCGAACTTACAACAGTTCTACGACCAGGAGAAGATGTTCCGCATCGCCGGTGACTTGATGCAGGGCACCAAGTTTGTCCAGGTCGATAAGTCGATGATCACGGGCGAATTCGACTACGTGCCCGTCGACGGCACGCTCCCCGTAGACCGCTTCGCGCAGGCCACGCTGTGGAAAGAGATCTTCTCGGTGATCGGCAAGAACCCGCAGATTGCCCAGCAGTACGACATCTCGCGCATCTTCGGGCACATGGCGTCACTGGCGGGTTTGAAGAACATCACGCAGTTCCGCATCACGCCGGACGAGGCGGCGATGCAGCAGATGCAGGCCGGCAACATGGTCCCCGCGGGGCAGGCAATGGGAGGCGAAGGCGGTGGCGGATACCCCGGAACAAGTCCGACAGCAGCGATTGCAAGCATGGTCAACGGAGCTGGCGGAGCACCGCAATGATCTCACGCACCTTGAAGCTCTTGAGCAGCACCCAGGCTGGCGTATATTGCGCCGTGAGCTCGGAGCCATTCTTCGTTATAAACGCGATGAGCTTGCGACTAAGCCCCTGGTGGGAGAGCAGCTCCAGCAGTCCGCAATCCTCCAGGGATATTGCGAAGGGCTTGACATGGCCCGGCAGGCCCCCGAGCGCCTCGCCGAAAACTGGCGCAATGCCATCGAAGTACTGAAGCGAGAGATTGAAAATGTGGAAGAAGAGTAGTTTTGATGAAATGAATATAGGGCTTCTCTCGGCCGAGGCCGAGGGGGGAGGGGCGGATCTTGGCGGCGGCGGTACCTCCGCTCCGCCGTCATCAGACAGTTCCGCCTCTTCATCTCCTTCAAGCGCACCTGGCAAAGAAACCGCGGCCCGCCAGGAATCGGTGCTCGCCGACATCATGGGCCACGCCCGCGGCCCGGCCGAAGCCAAGCCTCCGCAGCCGGTGGTGCCCTCGATCGGGAAGGGGCCTAACGGCGCGCCGCCCGCTCCCGGGCTAGCCGGACAGCAGCAGCGACCACCGCAGCCGCAGTATCAGCAGGCGCAGCCGCAATATCAGCAGCAAGCTCCGCAGCCATACCAGCAGCAAGCGCCGCCCATGACGCAGCAGCAGCAGGCCGCGCAGCATGCCCAGGTCCGCGACACGGTGCGCCAGCAGATTGCTTCTTCGTATCAACTCACCCCCGACCGGGCGCTGATGATGGCGACCGAACCCGAGCGCGTGCTCCCCGATATGGCTGCCGACATTACGCTCAACGCCTACGAGGCGACCGTCGCCACGCTCCAGCAGCAGATGCCGCAGATCATCGCCGAGCATCCCCAGATCCGCCAGCAGATGGCGCAGGTGGTTCATTCGACCATCCAGCAGATGTTTGCCGTGCATCAGGCCGAGAACGACTTCTTCACCGTCAACCAGGACTTGCGGCAAGTGCCCAAGCACGAGATCGACAGAATTTCGGCCCTCTACATACAGGCCAACCGCGGTAATCCGGGACTCACCCGGGACATCGCCACCCGGGAGATCGGCATATTGGTACGCAATATGCTCGGCTTGTCTCCCTCCACCAATGCCCCAGCACCCAATGCTCCACAGCCTCCTGCGGCCCAGCCCCAATACCAGAACGGGAACGGCAACATCGTTGCCCGCACCCCGCTTGGTCCCGGCAGCGTAGCCCCTTCACCAACCCCCTCGTACAACGTGTTCGCGGACATGGTGAACCACGCGCGCGGCAGCCGTTAGGGCTCGAAAGCAAGGAGAACTTCAATGGCATTTTTCGCAGGCGTTCGCGCCACCGATGACTGGGGCACCGACGAGCGCCCCAAATCTTTCCGGGAGACCATCCTCTTCCTCAACCCCAACGGCAAATCGCCGCTGTTTGCCCTCACCGAGAAGCTCGGTTCTTCCTCGGTTACCGACCCGCAGTTCTCATGGTGGAATGAGCGCAACACCGTCATCCGCCTGACGCTGACCGCTGCCTTTATCACCACCTCACAAACGCTCACGGTGACCGGCGGCGCCCTCGCGCTCCGGCCGAACCAACTCATCAAGGTCGACTCGATCGGCACCACCGAGCCGGTGTCCTACGTGGCGGCCAACGTTGAGATCGCTCTCGTATCGTCGGTGACCTCCGACACTACGGTTGTGCTCAAGCGCGGCCAGTTCGGCACCACGCCCGTGGCCCTCACCACCGGCTTCACTTTCCTGACCGCGCTCGGCACGGCATTCGGAGAAGGTTCGACCCGGCCTGCGTCGGTATCGAACAATCCGACCAAGTACACCAACTACTGCCAGATCTTCCGCACGAATTGGGCCGTTACCGGCACGGCGGATAAGACCTTTGCCCGCACCGGCGATGCCTATAAGAACGACCGGGAGAGGGCCACTTTCGCTCACGGCCGCGACATTGAGATGCAGTTCCTTTACGGGCTGGCATCCGAGGTTGTCGACCCGTCTCCCCAAGCTACCGGCAACCTGACCCGCACCACGGGCGGCCTGCGGAGCTTCATCACGTCGAACGTGACGATCTTCCAGTCGTCGACCGGCATCACCACGTCGACGTTCATGGATGCGACGTATCCAATTTGGAATTGGGATACCCGCGCCGGCGATCAGCGCATCGCGTTCTGCGGCAACGGCTTCCTCAATTCGCTGAACAAACTGGCCAAGACCGACAGCGTCATTAATCAGGAAGGTGTCGTCAAGATGTTCGGGATGAACCTCAACGTGTGGACGCTGCCGCAGGGGCAGATCGGGTTCAAGACCCACCCGCTCATGAACGTCCACGCGCAATATACGAACTCCGCCTTCATCCTCGATCCCACGGTCCTGAAGTACCGCTTCCTCCGCGACACCAAGCTGATGGAGGATCAACAGGACAAGGGCACCGACTCGATCATCGACGGCTGGCTCACCGAGTGCGGACTCGAGGTGCTCGCCGAGGAAACCTGCGCCTATATCGGCAATATGGTGGTCATCTAACTCGAAGCCGGGAGACAATCCGCGTGATCTCAGCCAAAGTGTTGGTCGGGTTTCCCACCACAGGCCACTGGAGCGATCAATTTGGGATGGCCATGTGCAATATGCTCACCCAGACGATGCGCCACGAGCCTCAAATCGAGATGGCGGTCTTGAACCACAAGACCTCCATGCTGTGGGCAGCCCGCCAGCACTTCGGCGAGATGGCGCTCAAGTATTCCTTCACGCACTTACTGTTCATCGACACCGATCAATCGTTTCCCGCCAGCGTTGTCGCGCGGCTGCTCACTCACCAGCGGGCAGTCGTCGCGTGCAACATCGCTACCAAAGTCGACCCGCCGATGGAGACCGCCTGCCAAGGGATCGACGAAGCGGGCAAGCTCATCCCGTGCGAGCGGACCACCGGACTCGAGAAGGTCTGGCGCGTCGGCACGGGCGTGATGATGATCAAGGCTACGGTGTTCCATGACATCAGGAAGCCGTGGTTCCCGGTGAAGTGGATCGAGTCCGAACAGAGGTGGCAGGGGGAAGACTGGGGCTTCTGCGAGAAGCTCGAAAAAGCAGGCATCCCCATCTGGGTCGATCACGACACTTCCGCACTGGTCGGCCATTGGGGCAACAAGATGTATTCCCTCCCGCGGTACGAGGAACATAGAGTGGACAATACCACGGTCATTTACGAAGGGCGCGCTACCGAGGAGATAACCAACCATGGGGCTTGAAACAGGCACGGGCATCGGGGATTTGGTCCCCGCCAATCCGCTCTCGACCGACGCCGTCTCGGCGGGCGACGACCACATCCGCCTCATCAAGACGGTGATGCAGTCGATTACCTTCCTGACGGGCATCCGGGAGTACACCATTTCAGGAACATGGAACCGTCCAGCGAACGTGAAGAAAATCCTCATTTATTGCCTCGGCGGCGGGGGCGGCGGGAATGGCGGCACGATAGACGCCTACTCGGGAGGAAGTGGTTCGAGCGGGGCGGTTGCCATCAAGCTACTCGATGTCTCCGCTATCGCCAGCGCCACGGTCACCATCGGGGCCGGCGGCATAGGAGGGACGGCGCCGGCGGGATTAGGCTCGCCGGGGGAAGACACCACCTTCACCACGGCCGGACCGGTCACGCAATGCCAGGCCAAGGGCGGTATTAACGGAGGGATCGCTCACTATCCTGGGGGCGTTCACGCCAGGAATATCAGCACCGGGGACATTATTTTCCCTGGCCATTTCGGCATGTTCGGAGATCCTTCCCAGTCCGGCTCGGCGAGCTTCGGCGGTCAGGGCGGCGGGAACGGCGGGTTCTCGGCCGGCGATGCTTCCCCCAACAGCGGCGGCGGCGGCGGGGGCGGTTTCGTCGGCGATGCCAGCTCGGCTCCCGGAGGAGCCGGAGGTTCCGGCTACTGCATCGTCATGGAGTACGGGTGGTAAGCCATGACACTCGATGACATGACCGCTCTTCTCGCCGGTCGGCTGGGGCAGCGCTCCGACATCAACCAGATGATCTATCGGGAGATTCAGCAGGCGCAGCGGGCGCTCGAAAAGACGCCGCCCTATCCCTGGTTTTTGCAGGCAGTGGCCACCGTCGATTCCGACGCCACGACACAAATCTTGCCGGATGATTTCATCGAATTGATCGAGGACATCATCTATATCCGCAAGCCCACCAATAGTACGGAGTATTACAACCGCTCCTTCCTGGTCTACGGTGCTTACTTAGAGCACGTCACCATGGAACCTGGCTTCGGCGTACCCAAAAATTTCTATATCATTGGTTCCTTCGTGGGTATGACCCCCGCTCCCGATCAGAGTTACACGTTTGACATTCCTTACTACAAACGGGATGTCCCGCTCACGAACGGATCGAGCGAGAACCTCTGGAGCACCAAAGCCGAAGACCTCCTGGTCGCCGAAGCCGGATGGCATGTGGCGCGCAACATCCGCGATAACGAGGCGGCCACGCTGTTTGGGCAGGACCGTGCCGAAGCCCGGCGCCGTATTGCCCAGGAGACCACCTCGCGCCTCGAGTCCATGCGCCGCGCCGTCATCGGTTCGGGCGAAGACGCCCTGCTCGGGCAAGTTCACTGGGAGGCCGGTCATCAATGATCGTCCCCGTCCAATTCGTCGGCAAGACCGGGCTCATCATCGACCAGCCCCCCTACGACCTGCCGCCCGCCTTTTGGAACGATTGCCGCAACGTGCAATTCGAACTCGGCGGCGTCCAGCGGGCGCCCTCCTGGCACACCGTGACTGATGCCGGCGGCTCGCCCATCCCCTAT